GATAAAAATTAACGTATAACACGAGAGGTATATGGATAAACAACTTTTGAAAGCTTATATTAGAACAATTGTTGAAGAGGAAGTTGAAAGAGTTTTGCCAAAAATATTAGGTGAAGCAGTTACACAAATTAAACAATTGTCAGAAACTAAAAATATTCAACCACAAACTAAAAAATCTTCTATTGATCGGTCACGATTAGCAGAAATGATGGGCATAACTTACGACGGTGAAACACTACGTGCAACCACAGGGAATATGCCGTTACCGGAAAATACACCTCGTGATGTGGATCCAGACGTAGTAAAAGCAGTTACTAAAGACTATTCTGCTCTTATGAAAAAAATGGGGTTATCCTGAGATAATATATGGCACAAGGACTTGGCATCACATTACCGATTCAATTGGGAAATACTGGATATTTTCAACAAGGATTTGATACCTTGACCCAAGTTAAATCAAATTTTATAAATTTGATACTTACTAGAAAGGGGGAACGTGTACATCAACCTGAATTTGGGTGCGGTATACACGATTATCTATTTGAACAATTGACGGCTGAAAACATCGAGGGTGCAAGATTATCGGTTATAGATGCGGTAGAACGATGGATGCCATTTTTGGAATTGGTACAGTTTGAATTAAATGATGCACCAGAAGATTTGGATAATAATAGACTTCGTTTGTATGTGGGATATCGGTTAAAAAGAAACCCAAACATCAGAGATACGATTATTCTGACGTTTTAGGAGATAATCAATGGCAGTAAATCAATCAATAACGAAAAAGTTTACACCAAACTTTAAAGACGTAAATTACCTAGCAAAAAATTTCCCAGAATTCCGTCAGAATTTGATTGAATTTGCTAAATCATATTATCCTAACACCTATACGGATTTTAATGAAGCATCCCCTGGCATGATGTTTATTGAAATGGCAGCATATGTTGGTGATGTCATGTCATTTTATATCGATAATCAATTCAAAGAAAATTTACTGTTGTTTGCCAAAGAACAACGAAACGTGATAGCAATATCACAAGCATTGGGATACAAACCAAAATTGGTGTCACCTGCAACCGTAGAAGCAACAATTTATCAAATGGTGCCGGCATTAGGAACAACGTTTAATTACGAACCAGATAAGAAATTCTTTTTAAAAATTTTGGCAAACTCAAAGTTTTCTTCGGACACTGATACTCCACAAATATTTACTTCCGTGGAAGATGTGGATTTTGCAGACCCGGTAGATAGAAATTTTACAATTTTATCTAGAGATAATAATAATGCTCCAACCATGTACGTTGTTTCTAAAAAAATCAAACTGGTTGCATCAACGTCAAAAACCATAACATTTTCGTTTGGGTCTGCTCAAAAATTTACTCGGGTAGAAATTCCCGATTCCAACTTCATATCTGTAATAAACGTGGTAGATTCGGATGGAAACACATGGGATGAGGTAGACTATCTAGGGCAAGATCTTGTAATAGAAGATCGTGATATTGGAAACAGAAATTCCGATGGATTTCTAAGTTCCGGACTATTGACTACAGGATCACTTGCTCCTGCAAAATTAGCAGTATTTAGAAAAAAACCTCGTCGGTTTGTTACTAGAATCAACGATGCACTCAAAATGGAATTGTGGTTTGGTTCTGGTACGGGGGATGTCGATGATAGTATTGTCACATTAAATTCCACACAAATTGCAAATTCAAAATATAATCAAGTAATTGCAAACCAATCACTAGATCCGTCAGATTTTATTTCAACTGATACGTTTGGTATAGCGCCGGCAAATACAACTCTCACCGTTACATATTTAGTTGGTGGAGGGGTTGAATCGAACGTACCGTCTAACACAATTACGCAAGTAGATTCGGTAGCCGTAGCAAATCGAACTACCGATTATGAACCATCTGAACAAAATTTGTATGCACAAGTACTATCTAGTATAGCTATACTGAACGAAGAACCTGCTCGTGGTGGGGGAAGAACACAGACAATTGAAGAAATTCGTCAAAATGCATTAGCATTCTTTAATGCACAAAATCGGGTAGTAACTGATAAAGATTATGTAGTGCGTACATTAGCAATGCCAACAAAATTTGGTCAGGTGTCAAAAGTGTTTGTCGTTCGAGACGAGCAAATTAACGCAATTGGATTGCAAGATCCAAAGTCACTTGCACTAAATAATGATCAAAATCCGTTTAATGATCGAACGTATGTATACGATCCAGTTGCACCAAATTCAATAAATTTATATGTGTTGGGATACGACGATCAACGTCGATTGGCAACATTAAACGGATTGGTAAAGAAGAATCTTGCAAAATACTTAGAGCCGTATCGTGTCTTGACCGATGATGTCAACATTGTTGATGCATTTGTTGTTAATATCGGTGTGGAATTTCATATAATAGTTTATAGAAACTATAATATGAATGACGTAGTTGCCCGTTGTATTGATGCAATAAAAGATTTTTTTGATACGGATAAGTGGCAGATAAATCAGCCAATCATCATGAATGATTTGCGACTAACTATTGGATCGGTAGAAGGCGTACAAACGGTTACAAATGTAACAGTTACTAACAAATATAAATTTAAAGATGGTCGTGATTATTTTGAATATCGTTATCCTATAGATGAAGCAACTGCAGAAGATATAATTTATCCGTCATTAGATCCATGTATCTTTGAATTAAGATATCCAGAAACGGATATTGTTGGTCACGCTAGACAGTAAATGAGATAATATATGAGAACGTTTATAAAACCAACACAAGACGCTACGATATATCAACGATATCCAACGATTAATTCTGGTTTGGACGAAATAATAGAAATTGGTAAAGTTGCAAATATTGAGGACACTGTGGCGAGATATGCAACTGCATCCAGTCGTATTTTATTAGATTTTGACATAGAATCAAATGAACAATATCCTATAAATTCAAAATATTATTTAAATTTACGAATTGCAAATGCAACTAGAGTAAATCGTTACCAACAAGTAGAAGTATATCCGGTGTCTCATAGTTGGATTGAAGGAAGTGGGTATTTTTATCAAGACATAGAAAACGTTCAAGACGGGGTATCTTGGCAATCGGCTAGTGCTACATTTACATGGGAAACTCCTGGTGCAGATTATGATGTAACTTCTGTATCTTCCTCATATACATTTACAAAATTTCCAATTGAGGATATTAAAATTGATGTCACGGACATACTTGAACCGGTTGTGTATGGAACAAATACTGTTCCGTGGAACGGATTATTATTAAAATTTCCAACAGCAGACGAAGAAAATTATAGTAATGTTGGTAACATTAAATTTTTTTCTTCCAATACTCATACTGTTTTTAGTCCAACATTAGAAATTTTATGGACGGATCAATCGTTTATAACCGGCTCATTAAAACCAATAACTAATAGCAAACTTTCTATTCTTCCGAAAAATTTAAAAGAGTCATATATAGTAGGAGAAATTGATAAAGTATATCTAGTAGTACGAGATCAATTCCCCGATAAACGGTTTGATTCGGTTCAACGATACAAATCCACATATTTCCTACCATCTGAATCCTATTTTAGAATACGTGACGTAGTTTCAGGTGTAACTTTATATGACTTTGACTTGTATTCGGCAGTAAGTTGTGATGCAACGGGTTCATATTTTGTACTAGATACTACCTATCTAGAGCCAGATCGATACTATAGTATTGATTTGAAAGTTAAATCAAATAATTTAGTATTTTATCCAAATTTTAACTATGAATTTAAGGTAGATGTAAATGCGTAATATATTAAATTCATATATACCAAAATTTTTAATAGATTTAAATAGGAAAAATGATGATGTTGTGACAGTAACCACACAATATTTTTCCAAAGAAGGGGATGTATATACATTAGATAAACGTACCATTGCTCCCCGATTAATACAGACAACGCAGTCGTTGCAAGAACTACGTCCAGAAGTATCTGATGTGTATCCGTTTAAAATAGTAACTCCATTGGACTATGATGGTTCTACTCTACTAAGCGTTCCTACGATAGACACAACACCAACTGCTTCGCAGGGATATTATGCACCTATATACTTTGAAAGATATGATCCACTGGTGATGAAAAATATTGATACTGCATTTACAGAACTGACGGTAACTATACCATCTAGTGAAGAACAAGTAGAGGTACCATAATTATGCCAAATCAATACAATTTTAGAAGTGACGTAACAACCACGCAGGATATACGTTACCAAGCATCACGTATTGTAAAAATTCCATCTGAAAATATATTTAATGAAGAAGTTCCCGCCAGTTTTGCATTTGATAACGATGACACTATAGAACTACACTTTTACACTATTCCGGAAAATATATTAATTTTGACTACTACAATTGGTGTAGTAGACGGAATAATAAAATCTCATATAGTTTCATATGCAGACGATACATATAAAAATTATATACGGATAGACTTTACTAAATTATTTGTAGACAAGAACTTGACATTAATACCAGGCGATTATCGCATGGTTATGAACTTTTTTTCCAATGAAATTGGCTCTTACGAAGACCGACGCCTTACTATCGATGACATATCAGCAGATGGAACAGAGGTAGAACTACGGTTTAATAACACTGCTAATGAAGTATTCCGTAAAGAAAATTTATATTTGCTCAAAGAATTTGTAGAACCATCATTTAATAAGACAGATGCGGTCGGCGTTGCTGAAAAAATATTTGTAACTGGCGTTTCTTTGGGTGAGGACGGCGAAGGACTTACTGCTAACAACATTAGACGAAATATAGAGATTAATAACATCCAAACAACAGAAGCCACTGTTGATAGAATAGATCGAATCAATTTAACTGCTATTTTTGACACGCAATTGAATGATTTTGTTCAAGAACTGTTCAATTATATAAGGGAAGAAATAGTTATTAAAGGGGATGATAGAATTCAACGAGATGAATATCAACAATTCATACGAGATGTGGTAAAAGAAAAAATAATTAATTTACGACAAACGGTGGATTCTCGCATCGTAATAAGTTAACTACTGGATATAATATATGACCTTTCCTTTTGGATTTGATGACCTTAACTATATAAACTCCCAACTTACTCCGGAGGAACAATTCGGTAGTACTGGATTGGGCGGCACATCTTCGGGTAATACTAATACGAATACGAATACGAATAATACAAACATAAATACCACTAATGGATGTCCCAATTATGGACAACGAGTGGGATGCGCCGATTCAGTAGGAACGGGTATATTTTCCACTGGTACTATAGATTATATCATCGGTCAATGTGAGACATATAATGCATACACAGAAGAATGTGTTACTCCGTGTAATTATGCAGATAGAAGTACAGCTTGTTCAAATGTGCTTGGACAGGGCTACACAGGAACTGCTACTAGAACCGAGCTTGTTACCGATTCGACTGGTAAACCACTTCCGTTAGGATGTAAACAAACACCTGAAATAGCTACTGACTGGAATACATCAGAGTGTGTGGCAACAACAGTAAACTGTAACTATGCAGATAGAAGTAAGGCGTGTACAGAGTTACCAGGATTTACGGGATATACTGGGACTGCAACCAGAACAGAACTTGTTAAGGACGCAAGTGGCAAACCTCTCCCATTAGGATGTAAAGAAACACCTGGAATAGCTACTGATTGGAATACTTCTGAATGTAAAGCTCCGCCTACGTGTGAAACAGTACTTGAACCGGTTGCATGTAGCGATCTTGCATTTACAGTACGAGGTAATAGAGATAGAGGAAACGCTACCAGAGTTGTGCTTAAAAGGGTAAATGGTCAAAATATTCCAGCTGGATGTTCAGCGCCTGGTAACGTAGGTGATATTGACACATCAAACTGTTCAGCAGCGCCCCCAACGTGTGATACGGAAGTAACTGACGTTGATTGTGCCGCCGTACCTGGAATAGGTAACAAGACAGCAGGTAAAGCTAAAAAAACTGCTGCTAAACAACCAAATACGCCAGCAAACTGTGTGGTGCCAGACATTACATACGATACAACTACATGTAGTGTTCCGGTTGGTTCATGTACCACTACAACAGAGACCAAAGCTTGTAATCAATTACAAGGTTTTACAAATCATACTGGAAACGCAACCAGAACTGTGGTAAGTACCAATGCGCAAAATCAACCGCTTCCATTAGGATGTACAGTTCCAAATAATGTACCTTCTGAGTGGAATACTTCAGCGTGTGTGGCACCTACCTGTGAAACCGAACTGAAAGACGTTCTGTGTAGTAATTTATCAGTAGCCGTTCGAGGTACTAGAACACTAGGAATTGCTAAGGAGACGGTACTTAAAAAAACAGCAAATGGTCAAAATATTCCAGCTGGATGTACAACACCTGGTACTGTAGGTAATATTGATACAACGGGCTGCTCAGCACCAAATGCATGTCAAACCGAATTAAAAGATGTTCTATGTAGTAATGTACCTACATCAATAAGAGGTACTAAAACAATAGGAACTGCTAAGCAAACGGTACTTAAAAAAGTAAACAATCAAAACACACCGGCGGGATGTATAGTACCTGATACCGTAGATGCATACGATATAACAGGGTGTACAGCACCAGATGCATGTCAAACAGAACAGATTGAGGTTCCATGTAGTAACGTACCTGTAGATATACGTGGTACTAAAACGGCAGGAACTGCTAAACAAATTGTACTTAAAAAAGTAAACGGCGAGAATACACCAGCAGGATGTATAGTACCTGACGGGGTGAATACTTATAATATAAGTACGTGTACAACACCTCCTGCTGGTGCATGTAATACAGTAGAAGAAAGCATTGCATGTGCAAGACTACAAGGTTTTGCAAACTATACGGGAACTGCAACAAGACAAGTATCGACAAGTACACCGGCTGGATGTAATGCAACGGGCTTACCTACTGCATGGAATACTTCTACATGTACTCCGCCTGTCCCACCAACACACCGTATTTGTGGTGACCCTTCCATAAAAACTGGAGCACCACCATCCGAATTTGTAGAAGACACGGATCAGTATGCAGGTAAGTGTTATCGTCCTGTAGTACCACCACCTACATACCGTTTGTGTGGTAATCCTGCAATTTATCAAGGACTACCTCCGCAAGAATATGTGGAGGCACGTGATCAATACCAAGGCGTTTGTTATCAACCAAGACCAAGATGGCGTAGTTGTATAGATGGAAACTTACGAGATGGAACACCTCCTAGTGATCAGGTACAACGTACGTATAATGGTGCTGGTGGCGGAGTTTGTTGGGAACCAGTAACCACTGTTGGATTTGAACCAAATTTGGCAGCTGCTTTTAATTTTACTTACAAACGAGGTACATCACAATATCCGTCTGCAGTTAGAGTAAGAGCATCAAATCCTTCATATGCAGTAACATATAGAGTAAAATTAGAAACAAACAATAAAATTAAATTAAACGATGGTAATGGTATATTATCATTTACATTACCACCTCGTGGAACATATGATTTTACGTTAAATGTATCTGCCGAATTGTACGAACAACTTGGCGATGGCAGTTCAACTCTTTCATTAAACGTTGAAATAGAGTAGTTATAATATGCCTATTAAGAATTACTTCACAG